TTGTACAAATTACGGTATGGGTTGGAAACCATGTTTTGGTTTTTGTCAGGAATGTGCAATTAAAGCAATTACAGGAAATTAAATACAGTTAATTTTTATTTATTGAAAATAAAAATTTATTCAAATTATTGTATGTTTCTTCTGTTAATTTCTTCTTCCAGTTTTTTGTTCTGTCGTTTTGTGTTATATGCCATAATGTTTAACATATAGTTTTGTTTATTCGTTTCTTCTATTACTTCATTCAAACTTTTAATTTCCTGTATCATCGAATTATATAAGTTAAGTTCAGCTTCTTCAATTTCTTCTTTAATTTCAGACAAAAATATTTCAAATTGCTGTTCTTTGATTCGATTTTGCTCTTCTGATTGACTTTGCATTTGTTTTAATGTTTTGAATTGTTGATCAGCATCTAGTTGTGCAACATTCTCTGGTTGTTCCTTTGTATTATTCGGTTGTCTTGTGTTTGATTTTTGTCTGACAACCAATGGTTTTGAAGGAATAGAAATATGTTCAGAAGTAAACGTAGAAACATCATTAATATATTGTTTTTGTTTGCACATTTGTAAAAAGTTATTTTGTTTTATAACATCGACATATGATGTATCTTTATAATGATGTTTGCAATAGGCTTTAATATCTCTACCTGGCCATCTTTCAATTTTATATTCTCTTAATATTCTTTTTAGCATTGTTGTACAAGAGGCTAATACAATTGCAGCTTCGTGTAAAGTAAGAATAAAACAATCAATCAAGTCAGATAATTTAGCGTTTTTGATTGTTTGTTTCAAGAATTTCTTAAATTTTGTTATCAATAATTGTTTATATGGTTCATCTTTGATGGTTTTTATGAATTTATCAAATTTTTTTTGTTTTAATTCATAAGTGTCATCTGATTCTTCAAGCTCGTCAGTGTCATCTGGTTCTTCAAGTTCGTCAGTGTTATCTGGTTCTTCAATTATATTAGGATATTCTAATGAATTAAATAAATCAGAAAACATAATGATAGTGTGTTTTTATAACTAAAATAATCACACACGCAGAAACTAAATATCTATTATAATAATAATTTATCATAATAAAAATCATTTTTATTATGATATGATGATCAAATCATCATACTACTTCTCATAACAAGATCATCAACATATTGTATTGATTGACATTTTTTAAAGATTATTCTAATATTAAAATCAGGATTAGATTGATAATTTTCAATACAACATTCTTTCATTTTATTGTTCCAGTTTATATAATTTCTATTATTTATTAATTTTTTATTTGAATTGAAAAAATTATTTTTTTGAAGTTTTAAAAAATTTCGAAAAGTATACATATTTTTATATTTTATTATAAAAAATATAAAAATCATTTTTATATAAAATGGGACAAAAACACTCACATGAAAATTATCAAACTTTTGATGTCAACAAAAACATTTATGGACAACCTTTGCAATCTTGTCAATCTGATAAAAATGATTTATCTGGTTCATGGGATACAGATGGTAAATGTTCTGAACTTGGTGGAGGTGTACATCAAATTTGTGTATCAAATATACCTGCAAATTTTTCCGAAACAACCAGTCAATCAGATTGGTCTCATGATAGAAATTCACGACCACATTGTCTTTGTTTAGGTGCTTATGCTCTTTACGTTGCAAAAGGGAATTCACCTGATCTTGATTGTGATGCTATACCAGAAAATGCATTTAATCCTAATTATATTAACAAATGGAGTACTTGGAACGGTAATGAATTACCTGATCAAATTAAAGCAGGTGTTAATCAATTATATGATACTTGTAAAGAAAAGAAATCTGCTTTATCAAGTGAAAGAACATATTTACGAAACTTATACAAAAAAATGAAACAAAAGATGTAACAAAATATTAATTAATCTTTGTCGGAAATCTACCTGTTCTGTTATAAACGGATAAACGTTTTTTATAATCTGCAATTGATGGTTGTAACATTGGTTTATTCCATAACACATACATACTTAAATATCCTGCTCTGGTTGGATCATTAGTGCGTAAATCTTTAGTATGTCTTTTGATATATCTTCCTCTTCTTTCACGATCTTTATGTTTTGTAAAATCTGACATTCCAGTAGCACCGAAATCAGTATGAATCGTATGATTATTACGAATGAAAGTTGCTCTTAATTTTTTTCCACTCATTGGAGATTTCTTAATACTAACAAGTTGAATGCCTTTTTGTTTTTGTGACTTTCGAGAACTGCGTTTTTTAGAATTAATTCTTGAACGACGTTTTGAACAACGTTTTGAACAACGTTTTGAACAACGTTTTGAACAACGTTTTGAACGTCTTTTTCGTTTAGATTTACGAACAAAAACTGTATTTTTAGGAGATTTTCTTTTTGATTTACATAAGGTAATTCTTCTTGATTTACTAATTTCTTTAACAGTTTTTGGTGTACCTTTATTGATACGTTTAAGAGGTCTACAATATGGAAAATTTTTATTATTGATAGTATTTCTTCCACATGATTTAATTTTTCCTTTGTTATATTCACATACATCAATCCATTTTTCTTTATACCATCTTGCTAATTTTCCTGAATCTCTTGAACGACTACCAGTATACTTCCCTCCTTTTGCTTTGTATTGTTTAACTAACATACCTGACGAATAAGCACCCCATCTTTTGCCATCTCTTTCATGTTGTGCTTTTATTTTTTGGTAAATTTTGAAATAAAGTGATTTATTTACTACATTGTCTGGAACTTTGTAAGTCATGATTTTTTATATTGTTATAATTACACAATATAAAAAAAATATTTAAAAATGTCGCATAATTTCAACTCTTCATCATAATTAATATTAAGTAATTATATAATTCATTTTTATCAAAAGTCTCGATTCATAACTTTGATTTATCAATATTTTAGAATCAATATCTTAATCATCCATTTTCATATCACATTTATTATATATCGATTTGCCATTCCATCTACAATTTGGAGATTGTTCACATAAACGTTTAGTTGATCGTCTTGGTGAACGACATACCAAATACGCCGGTAATTTATCTTGCTTGGGTCTTTGTTTACTGGTTTTTTGTTTTGATTTTTTGCTTTTTGATTTTTTGCGTCGTTTGCTACTTTGTTTTCTGCGTCGTTTGCTACTTTGTTTTCTGCTTTGTTTTTTTGATCGTTTTCTGCTTTGTTTTTTTGATCGTTTTCTGCTTTGTTTTTTTGATCGTTTTCTAGTTTGTTTTTTAGATCGTTTTCTGCTTTGTTTTTTTGATCGTTTTCTAGTTTGTTTTTTTGATCGTTTATGTGAATTTAATAGAAATTTCTCATTTTTTGTTAAATTATTCATTTGTGATTTTTATTATAATATAATATTTTTTTTCGAAAATATTATTTTTTAATGTGTTTTCTAGTAACTTTTGCTCGAGATTTGCGTGAATTTGATTTTTTGCGTCCCTGTTTTGCACTTCTGCTTCGTCTTTTTGATTTGTGCGTTTTTGATTTTTTGCGTCGTTGTTTTGTAGATCGACGTTTACTTTGTCTTTTTGATTTTTTGCGTCTCTGTTTTGCACGTCTGCTTTGTCTTTTAGCAGGTCTGTTTCGTCGTTTTGTAGAACGTTTGTTATTATAACCGTATTGACCTGCTCCCATGATAAGTTTTGCAATATTTCTATTTTGCAAAACATGTGAATCTGTCGATGATTTTGATTGTTGACTGTCTGTTGTTATCATGTTTAACATTTGGTTTGTTTTGATAATATCATCAAAAAATATTCTGGTTTCATTTATAGAAACATCATATGGTGTATGATTTCTAATATTTCGGTTATTTTCCATTCCTTGAAAAACTGGTTTGTATGTAACATTTGGTACAAAAGTAAGTCTAGTATCAAGCAAATAATTATCAGCTAAATATTCTAAAATACTGATATATTTTTGTGGACTTATTGGAACTGTGTATGTTATTCCTGGCATTGAAGCAACAATATGGGCCAGAGTATTGCCATTATTATCAGTAATACTCAAGTCAGCACCTTCTCGATGAAGTATTTTAACTATTTCAATATTACCATTATAACCGGCCCTCATAACAGGTGTGTTTCCGAGTACATCTTGTTGATTTAACAAATCCTTATATTGTTGTTTAGATAATGTTTGATTTTCTCTGTTATGTTTTGTCATAGCTATTTTACAAACATTCATAAATATATTAAAAAAAATATTACGATTAGCTTTTATTCTACAAATAATATGTAATGGGGACATCATATTGGTACCTGAATTTGTCAGCATATCTATGTTATATTCTAATGCATAACCTAGCAATAATCGATATAACTTATTTTCATTTTCCGTTAATTGATATATCGAACGTCCAACATATACTTTTAAAAAAGTAATTAACAAAGTTTCTCCTTGTTCATAGTATCCATGTTGTGGTCCTTCATAACGTAGATTTAAATGTTCCAATAATTTTGGATTTTTCATACTTATTATTGCAAATAATTTATCAAAATTATGATTCATATTTATTTGCATCAAATTCGCAATTTGATGATATTGTAATACAGGTTGACAATATTCTAACAATGTACTGATATATACTGGTCTGGTCGATAAAGCAATCTTAAAAGGTGTTACACCATTATTATTTGGTTGATTGATAATTGTTTTATATGTTGGGTTTGGTTTTCCTTTTTCATGATTCAATAAAGCCATTAATATAATGGTGTCTGCATACATTACTGCATAATGTAATGCTGTATTACCATTTTGTGAAGTTATTTTTAGATTTGGACGATGTTGTAAAATAATTGTTGTGTAAATTATATTGTTAATACGAATTGCGTAATTTAATAAACTACCGTATTCGGTTGATTCATTTACACAATGAGGATTTTCTGATAAAATTTTGTCGAAATTTTCATAATCATGTGAATCATATGAATCACTTTCTTGTATTATTGTAGAAAGTTGATTAATAGTTTGTTGACATAATTGTGTCATTTATTTGATAAAATATAAAAATGAAAAATTATATAAAAATATAATGATATAATATACAAACATGAAACAAATTTTTTGGACACTGCACCGCCAAAACGGTACAGTATATCATAATAATGGTTTAAGATTATCTGATAATTTGGCCAAAGCATGGCTTGAACATTTGAAGGAAGAACCGAGTACAGAAACAATAAGTTATCGGTTGAAATAAAATATAAAAACATACAAACAAATGATTGATAAATTATACCAGTTAAATTCCAAAGGAATAAATTGTTATTATCGTAATCAAGATATGAAAAGAATACCAATTTCGCATTATTTCAAAATTGAAGAAGAATCTTATGAATCTGGTAGGACGATTTATTTAGTATATTCTGTAAAGGATAACCGATTAAAAGATTATTATTTTGAAGAATGTATCACCGAAGTAATAGAATTTCTAAGAAAAACAGATTATTAAACAGTTTTTCAGCGGTATATGTACGGTAATTTAACGATTATGATCGGTATAATTGTCGAGTTATTGCTGTTAAAAATGAAATTTTATCGAGTTTTTCTATAAAATTTCGTACATAGTTTCATACAACCAAATGAACACACTTATTATAAGTTCTCTGTCAGAATTA